CCAAAGGAAATGATGCGAGCAGCACCTAACTTCGTGAGTGCTCGATTAGCAATCTCAACTTGTGATGCCATGACTTACTCCCTTTAAGCAGGAGGCCAAACATCTTGCAGAATATAGTTCTCGATATTCTTCAAAGCAACCAACACCTGCTCACGAGTAGCATTGTCAGCAAGATCAACCACAACTTCTACAGTTTTAGACTGTGTGCTTGAACCTTCAGCAACGTCTGTCTGCGGGAGACCAACGTCTAATCCAAAATAACGTGATGCCATTTTTATTCCCCAAATATGAGTAGGGGAGCTTTCGCCCCCCCACCATTACTCATTAAGGTGCAGAGAAATACAGATCAACGATCAACGTACCAGACGCAGGAAGCGTAGCGGTAGTGTTGGTCAGGATAACTGTTTCCTGTGCAGTCAATGGGACATCATCCACAGCAGTCGAGACACCGAACAAAGTAGGAGCAGCAGCAGTAAACACCGCAGCAGCACGATACTTTGCAGCAGTACCAGCAATACCGATTGCAATAGTTGATGTACTAAGCGTAGCAGATGCGTTCAGAATGCCATAAGCAAACGCATAGCCAGCAGGGACTTGAGCTAGAACAACGGTATCATCAATAGCCTGGGATGCCAAAGTAATCGTTGCACGAAAACGTCGTACACGACCACCTTGAACAGCACCATTGCTGTTGGTGACAGGAGTTGTACCGAGACCCGCTACTTCACTTGCATAGGTTTGAGCCATGATAAATCTCCTTATTCAGCACAAACGATTTCAACAACTTTGCCTTCTTCGGTGCGGGTAGCACCAAACGTACCCTTGACGTAGACTTGTGTTGCATAGCCCTTGTCAGCACGTTCAGAAATCATAGTGTTGATGTCGTTGAAAAGACCAAGATGCATACCAGATTTGGCAAATGCAGCTACACGACGCTGCGAGCTGCCATTAACTGGTAAACGCTCAGTGTGAATGAAGTTAAAGCCCATAAAAGCAGTGATCTTGCCATCAACAAGCACCGGACGGGTGTTGTAATCGAGCGAGATTGCTTGAGCTTCGTTCAACAAATCATCGTGCTGCGATGCAGTAATAATGCAGAACAGTGGATCATTGTCGATGTCAACTTCGTTTTGCATAAGAATCTTCTTAGCTTCACGCAGTTTACTGATGTTTAAACCAGTAGGGCCAGTAGAACCAGTACCAACTACAACGTCTTGGTCTACACCAAAGACAGTCGTTGTCGAACCGTTTTCACCAGTCTTAGCGTCAGCAAAGAATGCAGAAATGATCTCATCGTCCATTGCACGACCCAGTGCATAAGCACCGTTTTGCGAATAAGAAGATGTAGGATCAATCAGCATACGCAGCTTATCCTGATCGTCGATCAAGTCAGCCCACTCATAGTCAACTGGGAATACCCAGCGAGCATTAGCAGGTGTCGAGATCAGTGGTGTATCACCGTGACGGATAGTACGTTTCTGTGCAGTGACAGGGCCAACTTGCTCAATTGCTTTAGCAGCCTTGCCTGTGTAACTTCCAACCGAAACTGCATTACGGAGCTTCGAGCCTTTCTGTTGCAGCAACAATTGCACGTTGGTCGTGTATTGTTGTACAAAGTGAGTAGTAATGTTGAAACTCATGACGAGCCTCCCACAAAAGTTAAAAGAAAAAAGTTTTGTCGAAAGACTTGTCCAAAAAATCTGGGGTCAGTTCTAATCATTTAACCACCGATCAAAGTGGTGCAGTCTTTCCCGCAGGTCTGCCAGGTCGCTTTGGGGAGCGATTGTCTAGCGAGTCATTTTCCCCGTTCCTAAGCACGAATTTCTCGTACTCAGCGGCCCGACTTACAACCTCTAAAGGGAGCAAGTCAGACCGATGTGCTAATTCTAAACACTTTATGCGTATTTCCGCAAGAATCATTTAACTAGGATACCCCGAACGCATCAATCTTTCAAGTTCTGTTTTAGCATCAGAGTCCCCACTTAGGTACTTGCTAGACCACGCTGGATCAGACTTGAGCTGGTTGATTCGCACTCGTGCAGCTTCGGGTGACATACCGAACTTACCGCCGCCTGAACCGTCTACGAACGAATCCTCGCCCATTCCCTTGCCAATCTTAGCAAAGAACTGAAGCATACCCTTCGTACCCAAAGCACCTTCCATCTTAGACAGAACTTGTTCTTCAACCCCGAACTGTCGTGCAGCTCGCCGCCCTGCCTCGATGTTGGAATCGAACTCTTTGCCCCATTCCTGTTGCAATTGCGCCATTTCCATCTCAGCAGCTTGAGTTGTCTGAGTCTGTTGAGCACCCAACATCGTCTCGGTTTGCTGATTCCACCATGCCGCAAGACCTTCGGCCTGTTTAGTGTTAAGCCCCAGCTCGTGAAACTTACCTGCTGCCGCCTGAGCAAACTCTGGTGGTGCTCCGTCTGGCATCGAAATCTTGTATTGATCTGGTGACTGTGGTCTGCCTAGCTTATCGTAGACCTGACCCCATTCGTCCGGTGTTGCATCGTCTTTAGGGATCACAAGACCACGGCCTGACTTGTCTGCGCCTAGAAACTTCTCTAGGTTTGTATAGCTCTGTATGGCATCAAGTGGGCTTGCCCATCCTTTAGTCTGAACCGTACCTCGCACATCCTCTGGAAATGCATCAAACCAATTTCCTTGTGGTGCAGGTGCTTGATTCCCTGCGGGTGCAGGGTTGCCAGTATCTACTGACCCTTGTACGTTATCCATTATCATCCTCGTTTAGGTTTAAAACTATGCGATCCTCAAGATGAAGATGCGCCATGATCCTCAACCAGACTTCCCGCCTACCTTCAGCCATAGCTGTGGCAATCGGATCAACTGATCGAGAGATTGGTGATACTACCGCTGTACTAGCGTTAGCACGACAAAACTTTGCAAGGTCAGCAAGTACAGTTTGACCATCAGCATTCAGCCCATTGTCCCCAAGGAATAAACGTCGATACGAATACCGACGCTTCATGATTTTAGCTAAGAGTCTTTCCATTAAATTGGCAACGCCGCAGGTTGTTGACCAGCCAAAGCAGCAGTCTCAGCCATTGTCTTAGCAGAGTTTGCCACAACTGGTGCTGCCTTGAGTAGCTGTTCAGCTTGAGCTTGTTCAGCTTGTTGCATCTTCATCTGTTCAATCTCATCACGACTACGCAAAATCTTAGCGGGTACGCCATTGATCTCTGACAACTCTCGTGCAATTTCCTCTGGCTTAAATATCATCAGCACACTAGGATCGTACTGAGCCAATGGGATTACAGACTCCAATGTACGCAGGATAGCGACACCTTCCTCTGCTCGTTGTGCTCGGTTCAGTGGTGACACATACTCAATCTCAATCTCACCACCACGATCAACCATTGCTTGAGGCATCTCAGGCAGGATTCCCGCACGAGCAAGGATGTCAAGCTCACGCTCAATCATCGGGCCAAGCATCTCAGACTGTTGTCTACCCATTGTTGGAGCAAGCAGCGCACCCTTTTCTTGAGCTCGCAACATAGCTTCCGTTGCAGTCATGTTAGGTGCGTCAACGAGAATCTGGAACAAAGTAATCAGGAACGCATCGTTAATGACCTTGCGACGCTGCTCCATCATATCCATGCCAATATCGACACGAGCATTGGTCTGCAATGGCTGCACGACTTGTCGGCCTTGATCGTCTACACCGCCATAGTTCAATGCGCCAGGGCGAGTGTTAAACGCTTGCAACACACCGTCCTCTTGCAACAACAGTGGTGGATCAACAATCTTGTGTGCTGCACGAATGACCGTCTTAGACATCTCGTTAATCATCTTGATGTCAGGTAGCACCGTCATTGCAGGTGATCGACCATAAATCTCTTTCGGTGCTGTCACATAGCGACTGACTGCATAGGGGAATGACTGATACCCGTTCTCGGACATCATCTGCCTACCTTCTAATGCTAGGTAATAGCTAGAGTAGGGCATCCCACGATAGTCTCTGCGACTGCGCTTCTGATCTTCGTTCGGCTTAACGCAATGGATAAACTCAAACGTCTGCTCAGGACTACGCTCCAAGCAGTTCTTCATCTTCTCAGGTAATGCGTCATACCCGAACCGTTGCGCTGCCTGTCGTGCAGTTAGCTCAAACTTGCGATTGACCTTGTCCACAACACCTGCATAGTTCTCAGCAAAGTAAATCTCGCTAAGATGGATAGACTTGTACCGAATTCCAGAGCCAACGATGTCATCAACGAACAACGCACCAGTGCCAAATGCACCCAGACTCATGTAATTCTCGTGAGCTTGGGATGCAAAGTTAGCTTTGGGACTGTATCGAACTTGGAACAGGATGTTGGTAACTTCATCAAGGTACGCTTGCACCTCGTTATCGTCTTGCAGTGCTGGATCACGACTAGTGAGCTTGTGCCACTTCATTGTGCGAGGAGTCAGCATTGATTCCATTGCAGCAGCAAACCTCTCAAGTGCTAGTCCAGCAGTCGCATCAAATACCTTTTCGGTACGCTTCTCGCCTGGCACTTTGTTTGTCGCTTGAAACCAATCCTGCCGAGGGAGCACACGCTCTGCAATCTCTCGCCAATGTTCTTCCCAGACTCCACGCTCAGATACCATCTGTTCGTGCTCTCGGATAATCTCGTCTACTCGTGAGTCCATATTATTCCCCAAGCAACTTCTTAGTGCCTGTTACGGTTGATCCCATTGTCTCACCTGCAAGCACTTGAGCACCGCCACTTCTGCGACGCACTTCATCCTCACGCATACGCCCCATTGCACGAGTATCTACCTGTGCAGATGGAGCAGCCGATGGTGGTGGTGGTGGGGCTGCTCTAGAGTTCATATTTGGACGCATATCAACCGCCTAGCAATTTTTTAGTTGCTGACGATGTTGTTTCCATCTGACTCATGCTGTCAGTCAGGATTGTTGACGCACGACCCTTGCGACGCATTGCCTCATCAGCCATCCGACGAGACTCTTG